TTTTTTTATTCCGGTTTAGCTCAGTTGGTAGAGCACCTGACTGTTAATCAGGTTGTCGTCAGTTCGAGCCTGACAACCGGAGTTTTTTATGGAGAGTTGTCCGAGAGGCTGAAGGAGCATGGTTGGAAACCATGTATACGGGTTTTACCTGTATCAAGGGTTCGAATCCCTTACTCTCCGTTTTTATGCTTCTAGATGCTTTCTATAGCTTCCCGGAATGCTGGTATAAAGGCATTCCGGTATTTTTGTTTCCTTTTATTTTCGGTTGTTTTTTCCTCCGGTGCACAAAATGTGCACAAGCTAAAGTCTCGAAAGTGCTTGTAGCGTCTGGGATACCTGCTCTTTTCTTTGATCTTCAAGAAGATGAGCGTAGACTTTTTGAGTGATCATTGTATTGGCATGCCCAAGTCTTTTTGAAATATAGTTAATGTCAACGTGATTGGCAATCAAATAGGAAACGTGAGTGTGTCTAAGCCCATGGAAAGTAATCGCGGGGGAAATGTCGAGATTCTTCTCGATCGTTCTTAGATCCTTATTAATTGCCGTGCTCGATAGCATGTTATGCCGTATGCTACGAAATAATAGTTGTTTGCTATCACGATATCCCTGAGCAAGGTAGACCTCTTGCTGTTCTTTCTTGAGACGCAAAAGCAAGTCTGCAAGTTCTCTCGTGATGTCGATGTCACGTACACTTGATTTGTTCTTAGTAGCAGCAAAGCCGCTGCCATATCTGTGATCCCACGTTCTGGTAATGTGCACAACGCGCTTTTTAAGATCAACATGATCCCACGTGAGCCCAAGAACTTCAGAATACCTAGCTCCGGTCAGTGCCCCGGTTGCGATGATGTAGTAAGCAATATGCTCGTAGTCTGCAAATTCTAGGCAGTAATTGACGAGCTTGCGCAAATCCTTTACTTGCAAATATTTGATGATTCCTGCTTGGCCTTCATTACCAGTGAGGACAACGTTATGAGTGAAGTTAGTATATATTATTTGGTCATCTACGGCAGAATCAGCCATTGAGCGAACATAGCCATTCAATTTGCTGACTGTATCTTTAGCCCTTTTTTTGCCAAACTCATTGATAAATGCCTGCCAGTCTGATTTTGAAATTGATTTTAGTTCACGGCTTTCGCCCCAGTAGGCTAATAGCTGTTTACGAATTGTTTTATACCGGGCTTCGGTGATACGAGAATGCTTACCAGATTTGTACAGCTCAATCCATTTGTCCCAGTAGTCGATTAACGTTATCTTGTTAAGATCCAAATTTGCACCGCGATTATGCTGACGTTCGACTTCGGTTGCCGCTATATCAGCAGCTTTTTTTGAGGGGAAGCCACCCTTATTGACATACTTGCGTGTTCCATCATTATCCTTGTAAGAGACACGATATTGCCATTTTTTGCCACGTTTACTAATACTGGCCACATTTACACCTCCTTGTGCTATAATACAGACGGGTGCTATTGCACCCACCATACAGTCACGTTCTTTTTAGCGTCTACCCATTCGGTGGGGTAGGCGCTTTAATTCTTTTCTGAGATGTGTTTCACCAGTTTACTGGTTACCATATGAATTTTTGGGCGTTCTTTAATAAGTTTTGTCCATCCATCCTTTTCTAGGCCATCAATTACGCCTTTGGTGCTCAGTTTGCTATAGGTTATTCCATTAAAACCAGATGTTTTCATTAACTCCATTATTTCGTTATCATCTAGTGTCGATGATTTTTCAGATCCAAAAATGTACGGCTGGATTAAATAGCATAGAACTGCCTTTTCTTGTTTGCTAAATGAAGAATTGGATATTTGATTAAATCTTAGGTTTAACGTTCGCTTGCTATCGAGAAGGTCCGTGATAATTGTATCTTGTCCCTTATTTATCATTTTCATGAGGGATTCTACAAAATACGTGAGATCGCCAAAATTTTTGGGGCTTTCGACTTCCTCAAACGCTTTGTAATAGTTGTTTTTGTCGCGAATAATACTATATGAAAAGTTTACTCCAGTTAAATAGTCCAATTTTTTGCCTAAATATGCGCAGGCCAAGTATCGGCCGGTGCGGCCGTTGCCATCATAAAAAGGATGGATATATTCAAAGAAAAAGTGTGAAATCAACGCCTTTATAACATACGGAATGTCATCGTTGTTCATGAATTCTATGAGATCGTTAATGTCTCTTATTACCATTCTTTCATCAGAATATGGCCAATGGATAGCCTTTCCGGTTGCCTTATCATTTATATAAACAGGCTCAGATCTAAAGATCTTACCATCTGGTTGATTTCCTTTTGACACTTCACCAGCGGTTACCTGGTTCCATATCTCTCTCACTTCCTCAGGATTGTTAATCTTAATGGAACGACCTTCTCGAATCCCAAGATACATATAGGCTAATGAATGAAATCTACTGGACTTTTTCATGCTACTGACCGCACTCGCAATTGCATCTAGCATTTCTCTCTTTGAGCTACGAACACCCTCAATTTCATTTGTGCTTATTAATTCTTTTGTCAGGGTTTTGTAAAAAAACTGGTCACTCGCGAGTTTAGGAAGTTGCTTTCTTAAGCTTGTAATTTGACGTGACTTTTGCATAATTTCTTGTTGCATAATCATGATGCTTGGTGTGATTACACAAAAGATTGGAAAGTGTTTAGATGACTTGTGATCGTGTTCGTTTGGAGACATTGTTAGGTTAGTCACAATTGCTGATGGTCCGTTAAAACGATTATGATATTCATCGTAAAGATTAACGTTTTGATCATAACTCAAGATTCTTAGGGTTTTATAGCTCATAGCTCCTCCTTTTAAATCTCGAAATAGTCTAAGAAACTAAGAGATATTGTAATACAGCAAAAAAAATCTTTTAAAATTCAGGCAAATTTCGAGATTTCTTGTCAGCTTTAAAACAATGGCCTAACAGTAAAAAACGCTCCAACCCATTAAAAATCAGAAATTTAGTCATTGTGTAAATCATATTTTGTATCCAGCCAACACTCAGTTAAACTGCTCGACATTTTGATCATCGTCTTGGTCACTAGCGCAGGCTGTTGTTGCACCAGCCAGCAAAACAATGAGTAAGATGGCAACTATCTTTTTTAGCATGATGACTCACATCCTTTATTTGGTATGTGGCACAAGCCCCGCTCTCCGGCTTGCACGGGGACGCCGCTTGCGTGGGGAAGGAACTAAATAAAAACAAAATGGTGGCTATCAAATATGTTAGCCGTTTTCGATTGAATCAAAGGCATCTGACCAAGCAGCTTTTTTGCTCAAATAATCAGATTTTGCAGAATCGATTTCAGCTTGAAGAGATGAAGCTAAATCCGAGCTGGTGTTTGGATTATTAATTGAAGGATTGTCAGCCTGAAATGTAACAGCATAGTTGTAAAGAGAATCTAAATAGTTAGACAGCTTTTTTGTGTAGTCAACGAGACTACTATAGTCAGAACTGGTTAGCCACTTTTTCTCTTTGGATACTTTGTTTTCTGCATCCTTAGAAATCCGCTTTAAATTCTCAGTCCGACTATCAAAACGCTTCCTCGCTCCTGAATTATTTGGATCCTTTTCATCATCATAATTGGCAGCTTCCAGAACACCATTTTCGATATTTGAATAATTCTCTTTGTTCATAGGTGTCGAGATAGTCGTTTTGAGTTCTTCTTTTGACTTGTCATCAGAAACTGATGAAGAAGCCGTTGAGGATTCGTCAGAACTTTCAGAAGATGAGGAGCTTGATGATGGCGTACTTTCGTCACTGCTATCTGAAGAACTTCCAGAAATAGCTTCATCCGCTGCCTTGTTAATTTTGGAATCAATGGTTTTGTCGCTATCATACTTGTTGCTTGATGTATTATTTCCACATGAAATTAAAACAAGAGATGACAGCAAAACACCCATACCCAACAAAAGCTTTCTCATGATTTACCCTCCATATTCTAAAGTCTAGCTTTTAACGTCATTTATGGTTTGGACGTAGGTTAGCTATTTACTTAAATGCGTATGACCCGACAACTTTACCAATCACTTCAATATTGTCTGTGTCGTCAGCGTAGAAATCTGGGTAGATACGTTCGCCAGTTTTTTCGTCCACATCGGGCAAGGCTTTTTTTAGCTTTCAATAATACCGTGTTTGTTGACCATGGGTAAAATTTGCTGTAACAGAAAACTTGATATTGAGCCACAATCTGGGCAAAAACGTGCATACGAAGATAAGAATTCTAGCTTTTGATGTGGATAATCGGACCAATCAGCAAGATCGGCATTTGTTAACACATGAGAGCGAATCAATTCACCCGGAATCATGTTGTGGTACGCGTCCAATTCGGAAAACTCAAGAAGCCATTTGTCGTCAGGATCCCAATGAGTTGCGGTATTCAAAACTAAGTTCTTATACTTCGTTGGAGATATCCCAGTACAAATATTTTGCAAAAACGCACCGCAGTATTGGCATACTCGGGATTCTGAAATGTTTTCTATTCCACAGTGAGGGCAGACCACGCACGAATGGTTTTGATATATTGAAATGTTGTCCGTCATTTGATATTTCCTTCCCTTATTTATGGCTGAGCAATCAACTAATTGTCCACCACAGATCTGGCAGTACTCTTTAGAGCCAAAAAAGGTGGTATTACATATACTGCACTTTTTCCCGTTTTCGGAATATAAATCGTCGATAAGATTTTGCAACTGCCAAAAGTGACTATTTCCTTTTGGTTTGATGTTCCAGCTAGCATAGAGCTTTTCGTACTGAGAAACCGAAAAATTTGTATTGTGGGACATGAATTGCCAGAATGATCTCTGATGTGCAATTAAAACACAAGCAAAAGATTTTCTATCTGCAGATTCACCATCTTTATACGCGGAAGCCAAGATTCTTGAACGGTGCTCTGGCAAACCAAAAGTGTAGAAAAGGTAGTTAAAAATACGTGTCCAAGCAGCTCCCTTTGACATTTCAAATTGAGAGCAAAAATCGTCAAATGTGGGGTGCTTTAGCATACAACTAATTAACGCTTCGTCATTACACATAATCAGTGAGGTTATATATTCGGCACGGCTTTCTTGAACCTTTTCTGAAACCGAGTAATTTCCCCGAGTAATTAGATCTGAGAATGATTGAGAGTGATGCCCTTTTCGTGCATCGCATAAAAAGTGAATGCCTTCATGAACAATGGTGTTATGTCGTCGACCAGGAACTTGAGCAATTGTCGAGTTGTACCCAATAACACTGCCTTCGGGTGTGTATTCAAGGGAGCCTGCCAAAATACCTGCAATCGGGCCAGAAAACTTATCATAGGGTGCCACAATGACACTGTATTTATGTTCCAATAGGTATTTAAAATCGTACCATTTTACTTGATCGATCTTTTTATTAACTTCCTTGGAGATGTCGTGGAGAATTTCCTTTGCCGTAATTTGATATTCAGTATATTCTTTTTGACTTGCTAACTCTGAGGGCAACATTATAGTTCACCATGCTCTTTAGACTGTTTCTTAATCTGGTCGCGAAGGAAGAGGGTATATTCGTCTAGCTGCTTTTTTAAATCTGCAACATCGGTTTCGCTCAATCCTGTTGTATCAATTTTATAGTAGCTAACGGGATCGTTGGTTGGCCTTTTCTCTCTGCCGAGCAAGTAGTCTGTCGATACACGAAAGTAGTCAGCAACTTTTTCCAAATACTTGGAATTTGGCTTTGAAGATGCCCATTTTGATATCGAGCCATTAGAAAGCCCGAGAGTGCGCTCAAGTTCGGAAATGCTAATTTTATGCGATTGAGCTAATTTTTTAATTCGTTCATATGTATTCATAGTGATCTCCTCCAGAAATAAATCTAATTTTCTCTTGCATCAGAAATAAATCTGGGATAGAATGAACTTGTACTTGAGGGAGTACGAAGAAACATAGTTCAATCTAGATCAGGACATTCTGATGCTTTTTTCTATACCCTAATAGTAGAACTATTTCTATTAAATGTCCATATCATGATTGAAAATCTAAGAAACGTTTCTGTTAGGAGGTGAGGGTTATGTCAGTTTATTCAGCTGTAAAGACGATTGCGTTTGCGAAGAGAAAATCTGTTTATCGTATTGAAAAAGATACCGGCTTGTCAAACGGTTTAATCTCTAAATGGGAAAATGCCGTTCCCAGCGCAGTTAATTTACAGAAAGTTGCTAATTATCTTGGGGTTACCAGCGCGTACATCTTGGACAAAGCAAAGGAGAGAGCGAAATGAACGAATTGATTAAAACCATCACACGTGATGATGGCAGGATCGCAGTGAGCGGTCGAGAGCTACATGATTTCTTGGAAGTAGATACGCCATATACGCAGTGGTTTGACCGCATGATTGACTATGGATTTACGGAAAACACTGACTTTAAAGGTTTATCACAAAAAAGTGAAAAACCTATTGGTGGTCGTCCACGGATTGATCACGTCATGACTCTTGACATGGCAAAGGAAGTTGCAATGATTCAGCGAACCGATCGAGGCAAGCAAGCGCGTCAATATTTTATCGAAATTGATAAACAGGCACATCACGATATGACCGGTCTAAGTCCAGCGACACGGGCGGCTGTTGCAGCTACGCAAGCGCTAGCCGCACAAGAGCGACGCTTGAATCGAGTTGATGCAAAAGTAAATGCCATCAGTGACATCGTAAGCATTTCCACAATGGACTGGCGGCGAGCAACTCGGGAAATCATTACTAAGATCGCACATATGCGAGGAGACGATTATCAAGCCACACGGAAAGATATCTACAAAGATGTCGAACAACGAGGCGGATACAGCTTGAGTACACGGCTTACCAACCTACGCAACCGAATGGCTGGGGAAGGCCAATCTTTATCCAAGCGGAATAAGACTAACAAAGTTGATGTGATCAGCAATGACAAGCGGCTCATTGAGATCTACATGGCGGTTGTTAAGGACCACGCCATCAAGTATCGCGTCTGGGACAACGAGTATTAAAGGAGATGTCAGTATGAAAAATGTTTCAAATAGCACCAAAGCACCTGATTTAGGAATGGCGTCTTTTGACCTTTATACAGCAAAGGAACTTTTAGAAGCTCTTCGTGATCAGTTCGACACCATGGAAGGATCTGTCGTTTCTTATCGAAACAATCGTACCGAAAAAAATGCTGCAATCTTGGCATACGGTACGAATCGATCATTTTATACATGGATGGCGCTCCTGAGACCAATTCAAGAATACGTTGAAAGCAGCCTGGCAACGATTGATGAGGTAAACAAATGATTAAAACACCTGAAGCTAAGCTATTTGATCTTAGGCTTGCTGCTTATGAGCGAATTTCATCGATGGTGATGATTGAGCTTTCAACTAACACAAGTCCGCTGCACTGCATGCAGGTAGCAAAATGGTCAGTTCCAAAGCTCGTGTACTACGGGATAAAAGCCTATGCATTTTATGACCGTACGGCTGAGTTTGATGATCAGCAAGACAGATTTTTACAAATGGAAGAAGTGCTAACCAGTGTTGGAGGATTAACGCCACGCGAGTTCATGGGCATTTTCCCAATAGAGAAAACTTATGACGGCAAGAAGTACGGATGCAAAGACTATTTCAGTACCATGTTGGATTCGATTAATGCTAACGGAATTGATAAGCCAATTGATGAACCCTTCAAGTTTTTGATGGAGTACTGGAACGATGATGTCATCGATTTCATGGTCAATATGATGATGACCATGTCACGAATCAATCGTGACAAAACAGGAAAAGGGCTTTTCGAACAATTTGTGGACGAACACAGCCTATAGAGCCAAGGAGGATATCTAAATGGACGACTTTAAAAACGTTAAAGATGCACTTGATGATTTGATTAGCATTGTGGAAGCACGCGATTTCCAGCGCGAAGATGGTACACCCTTAAATAGTAACGAGACTTTGGACCTAGTTGCCGATGATGTGTATTCAATTGCTGATCTACTTGGGTTTAGTGATTTATATTCAATCGGTCGTTTAACTCGTAGCAATAAAGACTAGATATGCTGTCTCAATAACTCGATCACAGGAAAGGAGGAAATGCCATGCCACTGTTGCAGGTTGTTGAAGATGATCAGATTTCAAGCAAAAAGTATTTAGCGGTTGAAGAAGAAGAACTGGCAAAGATGATCAAGGAGAACCAAGAGCTAAAACGCAAGCTAGCAGCACGAGGCATGTGGACGCTCACTACCGCAACAAGCTATGTCGGAGGGCATAACAACACGTGGGTAGTTAACAATATCTTGAACGTCCCACGCTTCCACAAGTTCTTGCAAGATACCGTGGTTTCATATCCACCGCCTGGCAAAAAGGGGTATCTGTTTCATCCGAAACCATGGCTCGAGTTCTTAGACAAATGGTTCCCAGAGATTTCAAGGTCACTTAGAGAGAAGGACAAATAATGATTGGCTATTTACTAATTGCTGGTGGCTTCGGCGTGATCGTTGGTCACTGCTTAGGCCACAGCGGAAATTGGAGGCAATGGATTGAATGAAGCAGAACGAACCATTGGTGATTTGCTGAACGAACACAACAAATTGACGTTAGACATTATGCGCGGCAACCACACACCAATTGCAAAGATGTTGCTTGCCGAGAACGAGAAGCTACGTGCACGACTAGCAAAACTAAGGGGATGACCTGATGACCAATGAGGAATACGAACGAATTCTAGCCGAAGCGAATCGCCAGATCGCAGCATATCACAAGGTTGCCACTGACTATGGGCCGAACAACACAGACCCTCATCAAACGTATGCGATGGGTCAAGAAGATGGCGCACACGCAATCGTATTCATTATCAAACAAGCCATGAAAAAAGTCGCTGGTATGCACACCAACGACTGATAGAAAGGAAACTTATTATGTCAACATTATACGACTTACAAGGAAAATATGCGAGTTTATTAGAACTAGCTGAAGACGGGACAACTGATCCCGAAGTATTAGCCGACACCATGGATTCAATCGTTGATGCAATCAATGACAAAGCCGAAGGATATGCACGGGTTATTCGCCAAATCAAGGCCGATATTGAAGCTAACAAAAAAGAACGTGACCGTTTCGAAGCACGGATTAAAGCTTATCAATCTAACCTCGGTACTATTTCACAGCGGTTGGTTGAAGCAATGAACGAAACTAATCAACGCAAAATCAAGACACCGCTATTCACGATCAGTGTTGCTAAGAATGGCGGAAAACAGCCAATTTACATCGATCAAGACAATTTGCAGGCTGATGTATTCAAGTTAAAACGCGAACCAGATACAGACAAGATTCGAGAACGATTAGAAGCCGGAGAAAAAGTGCTGGGAGCTGAGCTTAAGCCACGCGGTGAGCATTTATTGATTAAGTAGGAGGAAATCATGCAGCCAATTAAACATGCATCTTCAATTGATCGAACAAAGAACTGGCGAGTTTTGATTTATGGAAAGCCCGGCGTTGGCAAGACGTCAGCCATTCGCAATCTTAATGGCAAAACACTCGTGCTAGATCTGGATGACAGTTCCAAAGTGCTATCCGGTGCACCGAACATCGATGTGCAACCATTTGACCGAAGCAAACCAAGTGAAGAATGGAAAGAGTTCCTGAAAAATCTGGCTGAACGTGTTTCCGGATATGACAATCTGGTGATCGACAACGTATCAGCGTTCGAAAAAGACTGGTTTGTCGAGATGGGCAGGCACAGTAAAAACGGCATTGGCAACGAGCTTCAGGATTACTCAAGATGGACAAATTACTTTGCCCGTATCATGACCATGATCTTCATGGACGCGCCAGTAAACGTGCTAGTAACTGCTTGGGAGAACACACGAGACGTTACAAGCGAAACTGGGCAATCGTTCAGCCAGTATGCACCAGCAATTCGCGACAGCGTGCGTGACGGGCTATTGGGCCTGACGGACGTTGTAGGACGCGTAGTCATCAGCACAAAGACAAGCCACCGAGGAGTTATCCTTGCAGGCTCAGATGCAATTTTTGCAAAAAATCGTTTGGATGATCGAACTGCGTGCGCCATTGAGGATCTCTTTAAGTTTGGAGGTGACAGTGATGTTTCAGCTTCATCCTTACCAGAAGAAGCTAGTTAATCAAGCAAGAGAAAAGCTGGCAGCGGGAAATAAGTCGGTTTTGCTTGTCAGCCCCGCTGGCTCAGGAAAATCAGTGATTATTGCTGAGATTGCTCGGCTGGCAGTCGAACGCGGCGGCCATGTGATGTTTATGGTGCACCGACAAGAACTGGTTAACCAGATCGTGCAGACTTTTCAGGCTGATGAGATCGACTTGCAGGCAACCACAATCATGACAGTTGGTAAGATTGCCAACCGCCTGAATCGATTACCGCGACCCTCTTTGATCATTACCGACGAGAGCCATCACTCTCTGGCAAAGACTTACCGAAAAATATACAGCTTTTATGCAGATGTTCCGCGTCTCGGCTTTTCGGCCAGTCCGTGGCGAATGAATGGTCAAGGATTAGGGAATGTTTACGAAGCGATGGTAGAAGGTCCATCAGTTAAATGGTTGATTGATCACCAGTACCTAGCACCTTACGACTATTATGCCCCCACACTGATTGATGTTCAGAAACTGCAAACATCTAGTACCGGCGATTATACGAACAAGTCGATGGATGCGGCCGTGCCTAAGGCCATCTTCGGTGATGTGGTTAGCCACTATCAGCATTTGGCTGGTGGCCGCCAAGCGATCGTTTACGCCCATAGTATCGAGGCGAGTAAACAGGCCGTTGAGGCATTTCAATCGGCAGGTATAACAGCTGTGCATGCGGATGCGAAAACACCAAAAGGACAACGTGATCGCATTATGGCTGACTTTAAAGCCGGAAAAATCACCATTTTATCAAACGTGGATCTGATCAGCGAAGGTTTTAACGTACCCGATGTCGGCGTGATCATCATGCTGAGGCCAACTGCTTCGTTGGTACTGGACATTCAGCAGTCAATGCGCGGCATGCGATACAAGCCGGGAAAACGGTCGATCATTATCGACCATGTAGCCAATGCATATCGGTTCGGCTTACCTGATACTGAGCACGAATGGACACTGAATGATCGGCCTAAAAAGAAAAAACGTGACAATACGGGGTCGCCGATTAAGACGTGTGATGCCTGTTATGCGGTCATTCCAGTACAGTGCAAGATTTGCCCTATCTGTGGGCATAAGCTTGAAGCCGAATCGACAGGGATGGACGTTGACGAAGCCGCAAAGCTTAAAAAGTTAACTGCCAAAGACTTTAAGTTTGTGGTGCATCATCCGAACCGTATGCAGCCATCAGAAGCAAAAAGTCTCAAAGATTTACAGGAAATTGCCCGCGTTCGGAGTTACAAACCGGGATGGGCTTACTATCAAGCAAAAAATCGCGGCTTTATTGCCGACAGAAAACGGAGGAAACAAGCATGACTTTCAGTATGACAACAGACTATTCCAAGATTGAGGACCAAAGTTTTGAAGCTTTACCAACTAACTCCTATGAAGCACTGATTGAGAATGTGCAGGAACGTGCAACCAAGAATGGAGCAGAGTCATTACAAATCAAGTTGCGCATCCGAAACGACCTAGATGCGGCACTGCCAGAAACAAACGGCAAATATCACAATCGCGTTGTGTTCATGGATAACTGGAAGCGTAAGGCCACCAATCAATATGACATGGAAGGTTTGCAGTACGTTCTTGAGGCAGCACAGGTTCCGGAGGGTACTGCGATCAACTCATTTGAAGATTTTGGCCGTGCGGTTATTTTGAAGCCAGTCCAAGTCTTTATCAAAAAAGAAAAAAATACGTACAACGGCGAGACAACCGACGTCAATCGGATTGCCCCATGGAATTTCAAGAAGACACAGTATCCGCAGGTGAACCACAAGTGGAAGGAAACTCCTACCAATCCAACGCAAGATAGCGGACAGCCAATTGATGTTTCAGACGAAGATCTTCCCTTCTAGGAGCGCGAGGTGGTGAATATGTATGAACAAATTCCATCAGAACTCCGGTCCCTAAAGCAATGGGGACTTTATCAAAAAATTTGGCAACCGGAAAAACACAAATATACGAAAATCCCATGGTCGGCAGTGACCGGAAAACGTGCTAGCTCTACAAATCCAGATGATTGGACGACCTTCGACAACGCTTTGCAGTATCTGAAACAATCAGATTTCGCGGGTTTAGGCTTCTTTTTTGTTGATGGTTATGTTGGCATTGACGTTGACCACATCGGCCCCGACTTGGATCGCTTGGAAAACGGCGACAAGCAGGACAATATGGCGTTTGAATTTTTGGATGCAATGAAATCCTATGCCGAGACGTCCTTGTCAGGTGAGGGCATCCACATCATCATTCGCGGAAAAATGCCTGGTAGTCGGCACCGCAAAAAAAACGTTGAGATGTACGAATCAGGACGATTTTTTGCCATGACAGGCAATAAAATTGGCCCCTATAGCGGAATTAATAAACCGGATCCGCCAGCCTTAAAAAAGCTTTACGAAAAGTACATCGAACCGAAGTCAGTTTTGAAGATGCCAATGCGGACTGACGATCGCTTTGCCGTCAACAATCTTTCAGAGGATGAGATCATTGCAAAAATGCTTAATAGCAAGACCGGTGATCGGATCCGTTTGTTGTTAGTCGGTGGCTGGGAGAAGTTTTACACATCGCAGTCAGAAGCCGACCTGGCACTTGCAAATGATTTGGCATTTTGGACAGGCCGAGACTTCAGCAAAATGGACAGTATCTTCCGCGGATCTTCGCTCATGCGACCTAAGTGGGACGAGAAACATGGCAAGACCACGTATGGCGTGGCCACACTCAATAAGGCCATCAATGAAACATCGAATGTTTATCATCCTGAACGTGAGCGAATGAAGTACGACCTCTCTGGCTTAATGGGGGAGTCCAAGAAACCGAAGAAGAAACTGCCGCCGCGGTCGTGGGATGACACAGGCAATGCCCAGCGCTTTGTTGATCATTTTGGAGATGCTGCCCGATATTCCTATGTTGACAAAGCATGGTATGTCTACAACGGCAGTTACTGGGAGCTTGATAAGCAAGGAAAACTCGGCTCAATGGTGGACATTATCGTGGACGACATGAAACGCGAGAAAATTGTCATCGCAGACGGTATGGATCCGGAAGAAGCAAAGAAGAAATGGTCAAAATTTTTGAAACAATCACGTTCCAATTCTGCCAAGAAAGCCATGACCGAACAACTGCGACACCGTTTGGCCGTCATGCCGGAAGAATTCGATCGGGATAAGATTTTGCTCAATACCATTAACGGTTATGTTGATTTGTCAGATGGTGAACTGCATGACCATGACGTTAAGAAAATGTTTTCCAAAGAAACCGGTGTTGAATATACCGATACCGTGGATGCCCCAGAATGGCGGCAGTTCCTTGATCAGATATTTGATCACGATGAAGAACTGATTGATTATCTGCAAAAAGCGATTGGCTATTCGTTAACTGGATCTACTGAAGAACAGGTCATGTTCATTCTTTATGGTAATGGGCGAAATGGTAAGTCAGTTTTCATGGATACGCTGAAACATGTGGCCGGATCCTATGCAAAGTCGATGTCAGCAAAATCAATCATGATTAAACAATCGGACTCTGCCGCCAATTCTGACATTGCCCGGCTCAAGGGTGCACGACTGGTCACGGCCAGCGAACCGAATGAAGGGGTGCGCTTAGATGAAGGCTTGGTCAAAGAACTAACCGGAGGAGATATGGTCACCGCGCGCTTCTTGTATGGTTCGGAATTCGAGTACAAGCCAGAGTTCAAGCTATGGTTGGCAACAAACCACAAGCCAATTATTCGCGGCACAGACGATGGTATCTGGAGGAGGCTGATGCTGATCCCGTTCAATGTTCAGATTCCAGAGAACAAAGTCGATAAACGCCTGGCATATAAACTTGAGCGCGAGTCGGTTGGCATTCTGAACTGGGCTGTGGACGGCGCGTTGAAGTGGCAGCGAGAGGGTTTGAAAGCACCGGCCAGCGTTCAAGCGGCAAGTAAATCTTACCGCGCCGAGATGGACACCCTTGAGTTGTTTGTCCGAGATTGCTGCGATCTGGGACCAGATTATCAAGCCCCGGCTGGTGAGTTATTTAAGGCTTATCAGAGTTGGGCAGAGAGCAATGGCGAATACAAGATGCGGAAGCAGAAATTTGGTGCGGAGATGAAACAAAAATTTGGGAGTAAGAAAAACAGCGGCATTTTCTATCTGGGTTTGAAAATCAAAAGCGATCCAAGACTGAACTGGGCACAACGGGAGTAAAGATGGTTACGGGAGGATGAACGGGAGGATCTAAAAATCTCCAAACCCGTTGTGGCTCTAGTATTTGTCTCCTATTTTCTTCTTACGGGAGGATGAATAAGTAAATATAAATTATAGGCTATATAAAATATATAGTACTAAAAAAACTTTGTTTTGATTTATCCTCCCGTTCACCCGTAACAGTTCTAAAACCCTTGTAAGAGTAAGGGCTAGCATCTGTATGCATCATCCCGTAAGTTCTCCCGTTGAAAAAGAAAGGAATGATTGAGATGAAAGTAACCGGAATGAACTTTGATGTCATTCAAGATGAATATGGCAAGATAAAAGTTGCTTTGTTTGCAGAAGATGAAAATGGATCCTCAGATAGGGCGTTGTTGGTGACTGATAATTACGAACAATTGGTTCGAGCAGCACAGGCTTTGAACTTTGAAACTGTTAAAGGCACTTTAAGAACAACCGGCCTGAATTTTAATGATAGTGAAGAAGTAACCAGGAAAAATGAAAATACCGTGCGAACACCTGAGGGGTACTTCAAAACGACAAATCAATTCGGCGAATGGTCGATATCAAAAATGAATCCGGCTTATCATCTGACCGGCGGTGGTGCCGATTGAAATCAGAACACGAAATTCAATCAGAAATTATGTTGGCATTGTCGCGAGCTGACTGCACGATTATTCGTACGAATGTCGGAAAAGTCAGAACTGAAACTGGTCGAATCTTCATTGCTGGACCACCGAAAGGATGGCCGGACCTAACCGGCTTTCGCCATCGCGACGGTCGGTTGATTTTAATCGAAGTCAAAAACGAAAAAGGCCGTCTTCGACCAGAACAAAAACATTTTGCCGAATTTATTCAGCGGTTTCCGGTAATTTACGGCGTATGCAGATCGGCAGACGATGCTGTGAAGCTATTGGAGGAAAACAAATGTACGTAGTAGCAGGATTAAACACAGGAACCGAGTATTACCGAGCCAAGTATCAATCTCGGTGTATCCGCTGGATAAACGAGAACATGTCCAAGCACAATACCCGTGGTGATGACATTAAAGTCGATATTCCGGAACCACTGATTATCAAGAAAGTAGAGGACGAAAAATGAGTGAAGAAAAACTGTACGCGGTTAAGAACGATGAAGGGAAATATTGGGGATATTTGCATATTATTAATGCTTACGGCAACAGCTACACCGTGGTAATCGCGCATTGCGGCTTGCAAGACTGCGAGAAAGAAGAGGTGACTGACGATGGGGAGGTGCGCGATGAAACGAGAGATTAAGTTCAGAGCGTATAGCAGTCACAACCACAAAATGTATCCAGTCAGTAATATTGAATGGGACGCAGATGGACGTATGTGGGTAACTGCTGATGACGGCAAAAATGGCATAGAGCTGATTGATGACGAAGCCCATTTAATGCAGTACACCGGCCTGCATGACAAGAACGGCCGAGAAATCTACGAAGGCGATATTATTGTCGCTCACCCTAAAATGAAATACGAGATTCCTAAGATTGGTGTAGTTCAGTATGGTGATTATCGCCCAATGTTTCAATACAAATTGGTAGATGGGGAAGAATATAGCATCTGGAACAATGATGTTAATCGAACATACGAGGTCATCGGCAACATATTTGAGAATCCGGAGCTACTGGAGGGAAAGCAATGAGCAAAAGTAAGGATATTGACGTGTATCTTCAAGGCGAGCTGTGTGCCAAGGCTGAGCTTGCAACTAAGCTATTGCATGACATTGCCTGGTCTAAATGGACTACTGACGCGATGACTGCACGTGTCGACCCAATTTACAAGCAAGCCAGGGAGATAGGCTATTGGCTGTTAAACAGTGACGAATGGTACACCGAAAATGAGGACGGAGGTGAATAATTTGGACAGCAAACGATCATTGGCCGAAAACCTTAGGAAGAATATATACGATCTGAACATGACACAAGCCAAATATGCAAAAGAGATCGGAATACCTATCACTACGCTTGAATATGTAATCTCTGGGAAGGGCAGTGTTTCACTCAACACTTTGGACAAAATCGCATATGGAGCTGGGATTGATCCATGGGAGCTCATTCGACCTCCTGAAAGCAAATAAAAAGCGCGCCTGATGAGAGACGCGCTGGAGGCCAGTGTGTAAATTGAACCTAGGGTAATAATCATTTGGAGTGGGCCTCCGAATACAGTATAACAAAAGCGCACCACGAAGGCACGCTTATCCCCCAAACTTTTACAAAATCAATTATACCATAAGGAGTGGACGCAGTGGTGCGAGCAACGAGATATTTTAGCCCAATTGATCATGACAAAACAATTGAAAACGCCAAAGAGGTCTTGGGGAACTACTGGCATCACAAGCGGCTCGCTCAACGCACCAAAATAGCGCTCAGAAGCCCCGTGATGGACGGCATGCCCAAGTCACCTAGCTATGGCAACAAAGCCGAGGAAAAGCTCGTATCGCACGCTGACGAGCTGTACTACTTGAACGCTTGCGAAAATGCAATCAATATCATTGAAGATGAAGACTATCGTACCATCTTGTGGGAAACATACATTATCTCACCGAGCAAGCGTCTAACTAATGACGCCATTGTGGCTAAATTAAAAATGGAACGATCAGCATTTTATATCGCGAGAAATCGGGCACTGTACGCATTTGCTGAGTTGTGTCCATTAGTTTCCTTGGTAAAAAAGCAGAGTGGACACTTTGTGGACTAATTGCGGACTAATTGCGGACTATTTACCAGTATTTCCGTCATATGATGGTATTGTGCCAAAGGTGAGAAACCTGAGACACCGCGTTTTTCCTCCGAGCCTCAGTGATGATAAAGCTGTGGCAAGGCGTGGCAATGAGGACTGACCGTGATAGTCAGGCGGGTTCGATTCCCGCATGCCACATTGTCCAGTTTAGCGACCGGACACAGCTTGCGATGACCCCATCTGACACTGGGAGAGCGAGCAGCAACCGTAGCTCAGATGGGAGAGCAGTGGCATAAGCCTATCGGTCGTGGGTTCGAGCCCCACCGGTTGCGTAATCGTCATGATGAATGTACTTGCGGATGTAGGGTCAGCCACAATTATGTGGAAGGTGGATAAACGTTTTGCAGAAACAAAAAAGTCACACCATTTTTGATAACCTATTGTTGTGCGCAGATAAGCAACAGGCGCAAACATACCAAGAACAGTGCCCAGAAATGCAGTGTCGTTCTATTAACGTAATAGCAAAAATGGATGCCCTAAAGGTCCTTCATTTTGGAGTTTCTCCCGGCTTGTACACTCAGTGTCAATACGACGCAATCATGATGAAAAAGCTAAAGACCGTAACACGTATTCTGAACAATGCCGTGAGAGCAACGAGGAAATCCGTAGAAGACGCTTCGGCGTCTTTTTATTTACCCGAGCACTCCGCCAAACGGTGAGGTGCTATTTTTATACATATTTTAGGAGGCGAGTAGATGCAATGGACAGATGAACAGATCGGTGACATTAGGAAGCTCGCCTCTGAAGGCTTTACCAGACGCGAGACAGCCGACAAGCTAGGGATTAGCTATGATGCGCTTCAAGGCAAAGCAAGACGGCTTGGTGTCGAATTTCAGAAGCCACTGAAGAATGAATACGATTCAGACGGCACACAGTCCAGTGAAACCATTCTAAAGGTTGTCAGGGGTCACAAAATGACGCCTAGAGAGGTTTTGGAAGCTCACGGGTACGATTACACCAAGTGGGAGCTTGTACGCGCTACAAGCAATTTTTGGAAGCAGACGCCTGAAGCGACATTGTATCAAAGCAAGATACAAATCAGGCCGTTAGTCGAAGCAGAACAATATGAATCATTGATGAATGACATCATCACACACAAGGAGCCATACCAAGCTAAGGCTCCTATTTTTGTGGAATCAGATCGCTATCTGGTCATTCCGGCATTTGATACGCATTTCAACGGCCACACGTTCGACATCTATGCTGAATCTCTCAAGCGGCAGCTAAAGATCATTCAACGCGGCCACTACGCCAAAGTATTACTCATTCTGGGCGGTGATCTAGCTCACGTGGATAACATTAACTCGACCACAGCAAAGGGCACACAGCTCGAAACAACTGACCTAGGCGAGACCGTTAATGAAATGGAGCAATACTTCGAGACGCTGATTGAAGCAATCATTAAGAACGCCAATGAGTGTGAGGTCATGTATTGTGCCGGAAATCATGATCCGTCAGTTGGATATATGTTTGCGCGTCTATTGAAACGTGCCTACAGCAATCAGACGAATATCACTTGGGACATATCACTGAAGCATTACAAAGGCGCAATGTTAGGCCACAACTTCATTGGTGCCACTCATGGTGACAAGGGCAAGAACAACTACCTTGCGAAGTATCTTGATGAGTTTGGATTCATGCTAGGCACAGCACAGAATCGCGAACTGTTCACGGGGCATCTCCATTCAGAGATGAGCAAAGACCTAGGCGGATTCGTTCAGCGTCAAGTGTCAACGCGCAAGCCAACCGATCAGTGGACTGATGACATTGGCGTGGTTGCTCACAAAACGTTTGAGCTGGTCGAATACAGCGATCATGATACGAGGGCGATTTACTATGTTTAAAGAAGAACGTGAGAGTTGGAAAGATATTGAAGGATTTGAAGGCCTCTACCAAGTTAGCAACATGGGCAGAGTAAGAAGCCTTGATCGCGAAGACGCACAAGGACGCCGCAGAAAAGGAAGAGTGCTCGCGGACAAGCACAACAACCGTGGATATCACACGATTGATCTATGCCGAGATGGAAACATTGAATATAAGCTTATCCACCGTCTCGTGGCTACGGCGTTCTTGGATAAACCCGACAATTTGCCGCAGGTCAACCACAAAGACGAAAACAAGGAAAACAACGCGGTATCGAACCTTGAATGGTGCTCAGCGCTTTATAACGACATGTACGGTACCCGCAACAAACGCGTAGCGAAAGCACTTGAACGTCCAATCTACGTGGTGACGAGTTCAGGGCATCGCTATTTCTTTGAAAGTGCAAGAAAAGCCGCGAAACTCCTTGGGTTAGACAGAAGGGCTATGCACAGGTGCCTTAAAGACAAGCACAAACATCACCACGGCTATACATTCGAGTGGGCGGTGTAGGCTATGTCGGGTATGAAAAGAGTCAGTTACGGATATGTAAGCCACACGGAGCAAGCAATCATCGAAGAACTAACGAAAGAGGAAAGACGAACGCAGGCAATTGTCTATGTTAAACCCGGATGTCAGAAGTGCCAGCATACGGTGGCTAAGCTATCGAAAGCGATGAGAGTTCAGACAATCACAGCTGATGAGCGCGATATTGAACGGTTCCGGAAGCGAGGTTATCAATCGTTCCCAGTCGTAACGGTATATAAAGCGAACGGTACCCACGAAACATGGTGCGACTTGCGAGTTGACAAGATCAAACAATACACGGAGGAATAGACATGATATTCGATAATGCTAAAGGCCAAAGTAGGCAATTGTCTCACCGTCAGTTGCCTCCACCAGCACCAGTGCTACCAAAAATGGAAGGATCACTGCCAACTCGTGCCACTGCAACTAAGAAATACAAAGACAGTCTGATTGCCGAAGTTAACGAAGCCATTAATCAAGGAATTAATACTACATCCCCAATCTCAATTGGCGTTTCCAAGTACAATCCAGCAGTAGTTAATGAAGTAATGAGTTTGCTAACGAAATCAGGATGGGATGTTACTGGTATAAACATTGACGGTATCGGTTCCTATTCGACAATCATATTATCTTAGGAGGAATAGACATGCTTAAAGTAGTTAAGCGACTGAAAGAACACTTCTCAGGTAAGAAAGGAACCGATAAGATAACCGTTACGATTGATGCAAACACCGATCCGCTTATGGACAAACTTGACAAGATCAAGAACGCGGTCGAAAACATCAAGGCTGACGCGACACCGGAAGTTTCGCCAACCTTAACTGCGTATGGTCTATGTGATGCTAAGTTACCTGATATCGAAGGTGTCGAGATACCTGATCATGTCGGGTTCAGTGAATCGTTCATTGCAGAGCTAGACAAAGCACTGAACGACTATCAGCAAAAGCAAGGGCAGTCATCGCAGCACACAAGCACTCCACATGTTCGTATCGAATTCGATGACATTAATGATGTGCCTCACGTATGGATCGATGGCAAACGGATTGATAGATCAGATACAGGGCTCGTGAGGGTTTCACTTGACTGGCATACAAAAGATCCAGCGGCAACAGATCATGTTATCCGTGCTTATAAAATCGAATATTTAAAGGGGGATCACCGCGAAGGAATCGCTCAGGGGTCTGCGATGGGACCTGATCTCTTTAAGAATGATATCCATGCCAAGTAAGAAGCTCGCCTTTATAAATGGCAGACCACAATTGGTTGATGCCAATGCTCGTGTTAGATCGGAGGCAGATAGGCAGTACAACCGTGTGCGGAATGAGCAGCAGTCGGACTACCTTAGGTTCTATCACAGTAATGAATGGAAGCAGCTGCGTGAGCAGATATTGATTAGAGACAACGGTTTATGCCAACGCTGTGGCTTGCAAGCCTCATTAGTTGATCATATTGTTCCAAGCGAAGATGACTGGGAAGACCGCACGAACGCGGATAATCTGCAGGCTTTATGCAAGGACTGCCACTATTGGAAGACGAGACGTGAGACAACCAAGCGTAAGAAGGGACAGCATCGAGCCATGAAGATTACAGTAATCGTTGGCTATCCAGCAAGTGGCAAGTCAACGTACGTCAAGCGGCATCAAGGACAGCATGACCTCGTCTATGATTACGACCATCTCATGACGGCGTTAACAGGCCTGCCATTACATCAGGGCAATATAGACGCCAATGATTATGTGCAGCTAATCTATGAGCTGATACTGCGGAAGCTTAAAGCAGAGCAGACCTTCGACCATGTATGGTTAGTCATGACATATCCAGATGAGAAGCTAGACACGTTGCTTGCTAGTCGAGATGTCGAACACATACTCATCGACACTGACCGAGACACATGCATGCAGAGACTGTCTAAGCAAGGTCGAGATGTGAGTCAACTCATCAAAGCGATGAACAAACTTGATGAATTGAAATCACAAAACAAATTTAAAAAATTCAAAGAAATAAAAAATTAAAAAACAAATTTTCGATAATTTATCGGGCGACTTCACGGGCTGGAAACGGCTAGACCCCCCTTCCATTTTTATCGGGGGTTACATTTCTTGGAACGGAAGAACGGTCGGGATCTTTTTTGCATCCCAAATTGTAACGATTTTTAAGGCGGAATGGGTAAACGCAGCCCATTTTATATAGATATTAGGAGGTGAAGTGGGAAATGGCTGGAAAATACAAAGTGTTGCAAATGTCAAAGGGTGATTTGACCAAAGAACGGCAGGAAGCCAAACTACATGCGGAATTGATGGCAAAAGATGGCATTCCAAAACTTCAGATAACACCGCCTAATCATCTTGACCCAGTCGCAAAACAAGAATACAAGCGAATCATCCAATCTTTGGGGACCTTACCACTTAGAAATCTCGATCGCGCCGAGTTGGAAAACTATTGTACATGGTATTCGGTTTACAAAAACACATCGGTCAACATGAAACTGGCTTTAAATAGTGGAGATCAAGATGAATATTATGCATACATTAGCATCTTGAATAAAGCCACAGCAAATATTAAAAGTCTAGCCAGTGATCTTGGCCTTAATGTCAACAGCCGGATGCAGATGAGCATGCCTAAGACCGAAGCACAGAAGAACGATTCAATCATTGATACTTTTGGCTAGACGTGATGGAGATGATGTTAGTTGGCAAAATTTAAAGATCCAATGCCTAATTTCATAAAGCGTGTGCTGGACGGTCGTCTTATTATCTCTAGGGCAGTTAATCTTGCGGTGAAACGGCATCAAGAAGACTTGAAACGAACAGATTGGCGATGGCGTTATGATCCAAATCTAGCGGGAAAGGCTGTTAAATTTATGGAAATTCTGCCAGAACCAAAAAGTGGGAAACCACAACCATTAGCGCCGTTTCAGAAATTCATTATTGGCAGTATATATGGCTGGATTGATAAAGATGATTCAAATATAAGGCGATTTACCGATGTGTTCATTTCGATGGCACGAAAAAACGGTAAGTCGCTTTTGATTTCTGGTGTCATTCTGTATGAGTTTCTGTTCGGCAAGAATCCAGCCAACAAACGGCAATTATATACCGCTGCTAATGATCGCAAGCAGGCCGGCATTGTATTCGGAATGGTCAAAGACCGACTACGTGCACTCATGCGGAAAGACCCTGGTATCAAACGAATGGTTAAGATTACGCGAGATGAACTTGTCAATTTAGACGACGGATCAACAATTCGCTCATTCTCTCGTGATACAGGACTTGTCGATGGCTATGAACCCCATGTTGCGGTGGTTGACGAATATGCCAACGCTAAAACAACAGATATGATTGAAACCCTTGCCTCAGGGCAGGTGTTACTGCCTAGTTATCTGACGTTCATCATTTCAACGGCTGGATTCGACATGAACGTGCCGATGTTTCAACAAAATTATCCGTATGCCAAAAAGGTGTTGTCCGGTGAAGAAAATGCAGAACGCTATTTTGCATTCATTGCTGAACAAGATAACGTACAAGAGGTTGATGACCCCAATTCTTGGATCAAATCGAATCCGCTACTTGACGTTGATACCTTACACGGCCAAATCAGTGATTATCTGACGACTAAGTTAGCTCAAGCTCGTGCTGATGGCAGTCTAAACGCTAAATTGGTCAAAAACTTCAATATTTGGCGACAAGCTACAGAAGACAGTTATCTAGATTTCGACGCTTGGAAAGCGGCAGAGCTGACCGACAAACCTGATATTCGCGGGCAAAGAGCATGGATTGGAATTGATGTCGGTCGTACAAGCGATCTATTCGCTATTTCTTGGCTAATTCCCCAGGAGGGCTGGTGGTGGCTTGATGGTTATGCATTTGTTGCTTCAAAAGGTGGCATCGATAACAAAATAAAGACGGATCGGATTGACTACTTGGCTGCTGAACAACACGGCGAAGGCGAGATCAGCAGCTTAGAGTCAGGTATCATCGACAACGATCGGGTATATGAATGGCTCGAAGACTTCATTGAACGTAATGACTTAGATGTTCAAGGTATCATGTACGACCCTTATCAATTTGGACCAATGCTAACGGCAATTGAGAAGAATCATCCTGAGTGGCCGATGGTACAGGTGCGACAAGGAACGCTGACACTGTCAATGCCAACTAAGCAGTTCCGCGATGATGTTATAGGCGGTCGCATAAAGCATTCAGATAATCGCATTATGCAGGCCGCCGCAATGAACGCGGTTCTAATGTCTGACAACAACGGCGTCCGTATTAATAAGAATAAGTATGCTAACAAAATAGACATGATTGATGCCACGCTTGATGCTTATGCCATCGCTTTCAAGGAAGACTTGGACAACTATTTGGACGACGACCGTGTGTTTAGTGACGACTTTGGCTTTTAGGAGGTGAGAATGTGAATGGAAAACTAGCTAACTTTTTCAGAATTCTTGGCGCAAATATGGCTGGAATTGCCACTGTTTTAGGTTTCATTTTAGCTGGATATGGGGCTTTTTTGATCAATAGGCCTACTGGATTCATGGTTTGCGGCGGCCTGTTGTTTGTTCTCGCCTTTATTCTGCTGCTTCCTGATAACGAAGGGAGGTGAGATGAATGAAGCTATTTCGAGGATTGGCAACCGAAGTGGACCCTCACTGGGCAGATCATTTGCTTGATTCTGGGGTAATCCCATCATTTCGAGGCGGGTATCTTGGCATTTCTGCCTTACGGAACTCTGACGTGCTTACGGCTGTGTCGATTGTTTCGGGTGATGTTAGTCGTTTTCCGCTAGTAATCACGGACAGCTCAACCGATGAAGTTATTGACTTAGCCAATATTGAATACTTGATGAATACAAAGGTAAATAAGCGGCTGTCGGCTTATCAGTGGAAATTTTCCATGATGGTCAATGCAATTTTGACTGGCAATGCTTATTCGCGTATTGTGCGCGATCCGATAACCAACGAACCAGCTATGTTTGAGTTCTATGCCCCATCACAGACGCAGGTGGACACAAGCGACCCCGATAACATCATCTACCGTTTCACGCCTTACAATTCTAGCATGCAAAAAATATGTGGATTTGAGGACGTCATTCACTGGAAGTTTTTCTCATACGACACAATCATGGGGCGCTCACCGCTGTTGTCGCTTGGTGATGAAATTGGACTACAGGAGTCAGGCGTTTCAACGTTACAGAAGTTCTTCAAGAGCGGCTTGAAAGGCTCAATTATCAAAGCAAAGGAGAGCCGCCTGTCTGCCGAAGCACGCCAGAAGATTCGTGAAGATTTTGAAAGGGCACAGGCAGGTGCTGATGCTGGATCGCCAATTATAGTTGACGCAACGATGGATTATCAGCCGTTGGAAGTTGATACAAACGTTCTTAATCTGATTAACAGCAATAACTATTCAACAGCGCAGATTGCGAAGGCTTTGCGGGTGCCAGCGTATCGATTAGCCCAAAATAGTCCTAACCAGTCTGTTAAACAGCTTGCTGATGACTATATTCGCAATGATCTTCCATTTTACTTTGAGCCGATTACAAGTGAGTTTGAACTAAAGCTGCTTGATGACGCGCAACGGCACCAATATTGCATAGGATTCGACACAAAATCAGTAAACGGATTGCCAATTGCTGACGTAAATACAGCAGTTAATGGCGGACTGTGGACTGGAAACGAGGGACGTGCGGAGCTTGGAAAGAAACCGTTAAAAGACCCGAACATGGATCGTATTCAGTCGACACTTAACACAGTATTTCTTGATCAAAAGGCAGCATATCAAGCTGAACATGCAGCAGAATTGAAGGGAGGTGATACTAATGCCAAAGGAAATCAGAATGGCAGCGGCACCAATGCAAATTCGTGATGGTGATGATGATCATCCTGCCGTTATTGAGGGCTATGCCCTTAAGTTCGACAGACAATCCGAGATTATGGGCAGTGGTGAGCTGAGTTTCCGCGAACACATTGACCCACACGCATTGGACAATGCGGACATGAGTAACGTTGTTGCGCTATTTAATCATGACCAGAACCAAGTGTTAGGCCGCACGGGAATCAATTTAGAGCTGACGGTTGATGAAACGGGGCTCAAATATACGTTGACACCTCCAGATACACAGCTTGGGCGTGATTTGTTAGAAAATGTTCGTCAGGGAATCATCCGCCAGTCAAGTTTTGCATTCACGATTGCACCAGACAAAGATGCACAGAAGTGGCAAAAATCTAATGAACGTGGTGTGAAGTATGACCGCACTATTAACAATATTGATCATTTGTTTGATGTCTCTCCAGTAACCACGCCAGCATATCCGGATACTGAGGTAAAGGTCGGAGCACGATCGTTGGAACAGATAAAAGCGCTAGATCAGCCGCCAGAATGGGAACTTAAGCGGCATAAGATGCTTTATCAATTGAATAAAGAGGACTTGCTCAAAGGCATTGAATAATCGGTGCCTATTTTTATACAAAAAATAAGGAGGGTCACTAGATGACTTTAGATGAAAAATTAGCTGCTGTTAAAAAGCAACTTGATGAAAAGCGTTCAGCGTTGCCAGCTATGAAGACAGAACTTCGTTCTTTACTTGAAGGTGAAGATTCCGAGGAAAACCTGAAGAAGGCAGAGGGCGTTCGTGCCAAGTATGATAAAGCTGACAAAGAGATCAAAGATCTTGAAGAAAAACGTGACTTATACGAGGCTGCGTTGAAAGGCAATGAACAGCCGAGTGGGAAGAAGCCCAATCATCCGGAAGAGCATAGCTATCGCGATGCACTGAATGCTTATTTGCATACTCGTGGTCGTAATACTGATGGCGTCAATTTTGAAAAGACAGAAGCTGGTGAATTTGCCATTTTCCGTGGTAGTCCTACCGATGCCAGTGATGCTGAAAATGCAGGTGTTAAGTCAACAGATGCGGCCGCGACCATTCCGGAAACGATTGTCAACAACCCACAACGTGAATTGCAGACTGTTGTTGATCTGAAACCTTTCACGAACGTATTCCAAGCCTCCACAAAAAAGGGTACTTACCCAACAGTTGCAAATGCTACAACCAAGATGGCTACTGTTGCCGAGTTGGAAAAGAACCCAGCAATGGCAAAACCGAACTTCAAATCGATCGACTGGTCTGTTGAAACGTATCGTCAGGCTCTTCCAGTGTCACAGGAATCTATTGACGACTCCGCAATTGATTTGGTTGGTCTGATTGCCCAGAACGCACAACAAATTAAGGTCAATACGACCAACGGTGCTGTTGCAACTCTACTGAAAGGCTTCACTGCCAAGACGATCTCTAGCGTTGATGATTTGAAGCATATTAATAACGTTGATCTAGACCCTGCGTATTCTCGTGTAATTATTGCTTCACAGAGTTTCTACAATTTCTTGGACACAGTTAAAGATGGCAATGGCCGCTACTTGCTACAAGATAGCATCTTGACCCCGTCTGGCAAGAGCGTTCTTGGTATGCCGATTGTTGTTGTATCTGATGATACTTTGGGTGCAGCAGGCGAAGCACACGCCTTTTTGGGTGACATCAAGCGGGCAATTCTGTTTGCTAACCGCGCAGACTTCATGGTTCGCTGGATTGATGATCAGATTTACGGCCAATATTTACAAGCTGGCATGCGCTTTGGTGTAGCTGTTGCTGATCAAAAAGCTGGCTACTTCCTCACATATACCCCAAAAGTGTAACGCCTGACGGAGTGACTTTGAGCCAGAAAACGCTCACGGGTGGTGTCGGTGCCACAAAAGATATCACGGTGACAGTCACTCCTGATGGCGCTCCTCAAGCAGTTAAAGCTGTGTCGAGCAATGAAAAAGTCGCTACGGTTGTTAAGAAGGCCGATGGTGTCTACACTATTACCAATCTGACAGCGGGCACAGCGACAATCACATTTAGCACTAATGGCATCAGCTCAACGCTTGCTGTTACTGTTAACGCCGGGTAGGTGACTACTATTGGAAGATACTACGCTTGACAAAAGCCCACTGACTGATGAACAGTTTCAGGTTCTGAAAATGTACTTGAAAGTTGATCAGACAATCGAAGACCCAATGATTATGCAACTGGTGCATGACGCTTGTGGTGAAATCAGTTCGGCTATTAGTTTTGGATCAAATCCGGAACAATTTCTAAGCAATCCAGAAACTCGGGATCGTTTCTTCACAGCGCTCATGAAGCAAGTGAAGGAAGACTATGACTACCGAGGTATGGGTGCTGAAGTCATGCGCTTTCCGTTGCAAACATCAACCACAAATATCATCAATCAGCTTCGCTCAGAATTGCCGGAAGAGGATGGTGATTCTGATGCGGACTAATCGAATGACTGAAAGAATTGCGTTCGTCAGCTATGAGTCAAAAAAGGTTAATGGAGTTCCGGTTGATGGTGTGCTCGTTAAGCATATGACGGTTTGGGCGGAAGTTCCTAAGGTACCAATCAGAGAAGCAAATGATCCACAGACGAAGTTGGGCACTCGCAAAGACAGCCCGACTTTTTTAGTGCGATTTTTGACCGCAGAGGAAATCCAACCAACTTGGCGAATTCAGTGGCGTGGGAAGGAATATCAAATCACGGGTCTTGATCCTGATTACGAGAGGCGCGATCTGACAACGATTACGGCAAAGGCGGTGAGCTGATGGGCGTAAAAGTCACAGGGGATGCTGAACTGCTCGCTAATCTTAACAAACTTCAATTTGGGGTTGCAAAAGAAGCTCGAGCGGCTGTCCGAGATGGCGCACAAAAGTTTGCCGACAGGCTAAAAAGCAAAACGCCTGAGTGGACCGGTGAAACTGATATGAGCGGACATCTGAAAGATGACATCAAGCTTTCAAGTGTCCGTGAAACGAGCGGTTTAACAGAAGTAGACGTTGGATATGGTAAAGATACCGGCTGGCGTGCTCACTTTCCAAACTCGGGGACCTCAATGCAGGACCCGCAACATTTCATTGAGGAAACTCAAGAAGTCATGCGGCCAGTTGTTATCGCTGCTTTCCTAAGCCGCTTGAAGGAAGGCGGGATGTAATGGCACCTGAAAAACGTGTTTATGACATCCTGTCAGCCAATTTTGATATTGCTGACAAGGTGTATATAGGCACTCCAGACTTCAATAACCGGACTAGCGTAACTCCTGAAAGTCTAGCTCCATGGGTGAGAATCACTTCTTTGCCCGGTGATGGTGCTGACTATGCTGACGATTCTAGAATCCTAGAGTATCCGAAAGTACAAGTAGATTTTTGGGTGGACAAAACGGACTGGGATCAACAAGAAAAAATTGAAACACAGATATATCAAGCACTACATGCGGCTGGCTGGGAAAGGTATTATCGCAACTCCTACGTTGATGGTGATACCCCAGCCCTTCGCATGACAACAGGATACTTTCAGTTTCAAGGACTGCCGATTGGCTAGTCCTTTTTATTTTCCTAAAGGAGGATTTTAAATATGGCAGATACTGCTGTAACAACTAATAAGAAGTTAGCAAAATTTGGGGCTTCGGCCTTTGAATACGGGGTTGTCGGTGATGACGACTTTGTACTAAGCACACGAAAGATGCAAGGCTTATCTAGTGTGAAATTGGATATTAAAACAGAGCAAAAGACGCTGTCCGCTGATGATGGCCCGTACTTGATTCTTTCTGGTGGTATCACAGAAGCAACCGAAACAATCGAAATGTACGATGTTGATTCCGTTATGAAGTCTGATTTATTTGGCATTAAGGTTGTTAATGGGGTTGAAGTATATCCAAAGAACCTTAGCCCTAATTACGCCGCAACTTTGTTCCGCACGAAGCTTTCAAATGGCAAGTACGTTTGGGTTGGTATGCTCAAGGGAATGTTCTCACTTCCGGGCGTTGATACCAAGACTGTTGACGGCACACCAGATCCGAGCGCTGACAGCATCGAAGGCTCATTTATTCCTCGTGGTGACCAAGACACTGGCAATGTTGTGTTGATTGGTCGTGAAGACAACGATGGATTCGATTTTGATAAGTTCCATGGATATGTTTTCCCTAAGACTGCTGAAGATGCGACTATTGCCCCAAAAGTGTAGTCGGTGTCAGCTTTGAGAACAGTTCGATTAACCTTGCGGTTGGCGCATCTACAGCGTTGAAAGTGCAAATTAATCCGGCTGATGCCGCAAATAAACAAGTTACTTTCAAAATGTCAGATCCCACAGTTGCCACCGTTTCCAGTGATGGAACTGTGGCTGGTGTAAAGGCAGGGTCTGCAACCGTAACAGTCACAACTGACGATGGTGGTAAAACAGCCACCGCAACTGTAACTGTGGCTTAGCAATGAACTCGTCGCCTATAAATGCACAATACGCGAACAGCGGGCGGCTTATACCTAAGGAGATTAAGCATGGCATATCAAATTAAACTAAATATCAAGGGTGAAACGTGCGTGTTCACACGAAATGGAGAGCCAACATTACGTGATACCACGAACGCCTTAAAAGTGCAGCAACAACAGCTGCGCATGCTAAACCGTAAAGATGGCCCTTCAAACGATGATTACGACGAGAACGAGAAAAACTTAGCCAAATTTGCGGTTGATTTCTGGAAAAACCAGTTTACTACCGATGATGTTATTGATGGCTCGTCTATTTCTTTGAAATCGTTGGATTCAATCAATGATGCCATTGGCGATTCTCTAAGCGATGGTGAAGAGGATAAGAAGGACACAGCAAAAAAATCACCGAAGCGGACGTCAAAGAAGCCATTAGCAACCTTGACGACTTCTACAAAGCAAGGCTCTCTGAAGGCTACCGATTAGCTGACGTTGATGCTATGACGCTCCGCGATATTGAAAAGCTTAACCAGATTTACGAGGAACGGGAGACCACGATCGACAAGGCCTTTCCGTTCCTTTTCTAGTTCTATGAAAGGAGGTAAAACATGTTAGGAAATCTCGGACAAATTGCGGCCACCGTAAGCTTGAACATTGATCCGTTTCAAGTAAGCCAGCGAGTTTTGAACTCTTCAATTAAAGCAACTGCCGCTGAGTTGCGGGCTCAAGATGCTGCGTTTAAGGGATCTGAAAAGTCTATCAACAACATGCGCTCAACCTATGACACATTGAGCCGCCAGTCAAAGAACTACCAAGCTCAGCTTCAGAAACAACGAGAACAGTATGATGAAAATTCGAAAGCGGTTGAAAAACTTAATAAAAGTGAGACTGCATCGCAGGAAGAAATTAATCGTGCTACAAAGCTGCAAGCTAATGCTGCATCACAGTATAATCGGACTGCTGCCGCTGCTGCTCAAAATGAAAATCGAATGGCGGCCTTACGCAAAGAGATTGCGCTGCAAAGTGACGGCTGGACTAAAGTATCAAACGGTGCATCAAAGTTTGCGTCTGTCACTGAAAAGACAAGCTCTAAGCTAACCAGTTTCGGATCAACGATGACAAGGGCGGTAACTGCTCCAATTGCCATTGGGTTTGTGGCAGCAGCTAAATCTGCTATTGATTTCAACAGCCAAATTCAAGCAATGGGGCCCTTGCTAACAAATGGGGGTGCGATTACTGCCAAGTATCGTGCGCAACTTGATCAACTAGCATCGGCATCTAAAAAGTGGTCGGTTGAATATGGCGTTTCCACGGCTGCAATTAACGACGGCATGTCAGAAATGATCAAACGTGGCTATACCGCTGCGCAAACTTTAGGCGCTATGCCTGCAGTTCTCAATGCAGCAAAAGCATCTGGCGATGACTTCAACGATGTTATGCATGTTTCTACATCCGTTTTGGAGCAATTTGGTCTAAAGACAGAATCAACAACGGGCATGCTTAAAAACACGTCTCGCGTTACAGATGCTCTTACCTATATTGCGAACGCTACTGCAGCAGGGTTCCAAGATATGGGCGAGGCAATGACGTATGTCGGGCCTTCTGCTCATGCTGCTGGTATTTCACTCGAAGAAACAGCGGCTGCTATTGGTATTATGAGCAACAAAGGGATTGAAGGATCAGTTGCTGGCACAGCATTACGCGGTGCTTTAACAAGACTGTTGAAGCCTTCTAAGCAAAATCTTCAGGGCTTTAATGAATTAGGCATATCTGTTGCTGATTTCAAAAAAGGAACTTTAACTCTTCCAGAGATTCTTGACAAAATCAAGAATAACACTAAGGGGTGGACGGACCAGCAACGTGCTTCTGCAGTAGCGTTGGCTTTTGGCACTGAAGCGCAAGCCGGCATGAATGCCTTAATTAGTGCAGGTGGCGGTGAGCTACGCAAATATACCAGTGAAGCTGAGCATGCTAGCGGAACAACTGCCAAAATTGCTAACCAGTTAAACAATACGGATGCCGCCAAATTGAAGAGATTTCAAGAGTCGATTCATGTTTTAGGAATTGAAGTAGGTCAAAAACTTCTACCGACGCTGACTCCTCTTATCAAAACAGCAACCGATGTTGTCAACGCCTTTACAAAAATGGACAGTGGCACGCAACAAACCATTATTAAATTTGCAGCGTTTGCGGCAGTTGTAGGGCCAGTGAGTTCTCTGATCGGTGGAGCTTTGATGCCCGTTGCTGCTTTAAGCAGGGGTATTTCTAGAATCACGGGAGTTGTTGGCAGGTTTCGTGTTGCTGGTGAGCTTGGTGCATCGGGCGCAAGCAGATTGGGAGCAGCGTTCAGCAAGACAGCCTTTGAAGCGTTGAAAGTTGCGCCAGCCGCAACAACAGCTGCAAATGGTACTTCTGAAATGGGGGCAGCAATGGCAGGAGCTTCGACTGGTGGAACAAGCTTTCTGGCTTCATTAGCTCCAATAGCACCCGCTATTTTAAGCGTTGCATTGGTCGCAGGAGCAGGAATTGCTATCTGGGAATTGTGGGGCAAAAAGGCCGTTGAAGCTGATAATAGGGTTTCTCGTTGGGGTACTGATATTGGTGCCGATGCCGACCGATCTGCTTCCAAAATGAAAGATGCCTCTGGAGCAATTTCTGGTGCTTTTGATGATACAAACCACACAATCACCCAGAATGCTAAGACTATTTCTAAAGGGTTCAATGATTTAACAAAGGCCGCAAAAGAAGCCGCTGATCAGTCTGAAACGACTGCTAAAAAGTTAGCTAAGAGCCTCGGCGGTGAAGCCGGAGAAAACATTGAAAAGCAGGCCGCTAAAGAAAAAGCCGCTAACGCTAAGCGAATCAAAGAGATGGAAAGCAACAACAAAAAGGCCCAAGCCATTACTGCATCGTTTAACAAGAGCGGAGCACAGATGACGGCTGACCAGTATCAACTGTTGGATAACTACCGTCGTAAAAATGCCGCACTGGCTGTCAAGACGCTACAGATTTCTGGATCGCAACAGAATAATGTACTCAAAGCTGTCCTTGGTGAGAGAACACGAATGTCTAAGAGTGCTGCCCTAGAGCAGTATCAAGATATGTGGAACGCCTCTAACAAGGAAAATAGCGCCTATAAGGCAGCACAGGACAAGATCAACACCGAGTACAAGAATGATGCTGCTATGCGTAATACAGCACTTGAAGGCTTAGAAAAAGACCACCAGAGCAAAATGAAAGTCATCTATGCTGGCGCAATTCAAGCCATGAAAGCGCAAGGAACATCGCGCTCGGAAATGCTAGCGGAACTTCAAACTGACTTCCACCTGACAAGTTCACAAGCCGAGTCTGCTATGAGCAGTTATGAGAAGTCTATGGCCAAAGGAGTTAAGAGTAACCGAGATTTTGCAGCCGCTACTGAAGGATTTGGTAAAGCGGCTCAAGAGGCCGGTGATCACTGGAATAGTCTTGTTTTTGATCCCAAGACTGGGAAGGTGAAGACAAATCTTCCTGAAGTACTACAGGATACAGCCAGCACTAAAAAAGGTTGGCAGCAACTTAAATTCGATTTAAAGAATGCCAAGATCACCTCTAATGCCAAGCAAATGATTGTTGAAGCACTTGCTTCTTCTAAACAATGGCAGAAATTGAGCGTTCCCGAAAAGAATGCAATTATCCGTACTCAGGGGCGTGAACAGCTTGCTGATATTATGGAGAAGTTTGTTTCCTGGAATAGTCTGTCGCTTAAGGATCAGCAAGCAATTGTGAAGGGCGATTACACGCCTTTAGTAAATGCTTTAGTCAAGAGCGGAGACTGGAACAATCTCACCTTGAAACAGCAAGAAGCCATTGTTAAAGATAAAGCAACAGTGCCATTAGTATCTTCACTTCAGCAAACCGGCGAGTGGCAGAAGCTCGACTTAAAAGTTCAAGAAGCGATTGTCAATGCTAAAGGCAAGAAAGATCTTGAAGACATCCTTTTTGACATGGGAGTTTGGAACAAACTTCCAAATACGCAGAAATATGCAACCCTAGTTTCTTTTGGTAAGCAAGACATCGCTGATATTATTGATCAGCTAAATTTGTGGAATACACTTACACCAAAAGAAATCCAGGCTGTAGCAAAGGGCGATACCAGCTCTTTGGTAGCCGCTATTGATAAAGCAAATGACTGGAATCGATTAACTCTTGGCCAGCTAGAAGCAATCGTTAAAGATAAAGCTTCTGCAGGCTTAGTCCAGGCCATGATTAAAGCCGGCGAGTGGAATGGCCTATCAATAGAAGAAAAAACTGCTATTATGCAGACCAAAGGCAAATCCGACTTAGCCGATATGGTTGTTAAATACGGTCTTTGGAACAGCCTTCCAAACTCTACTAAAAGCCTGTTGATGAACGATTCCGATGCTCGTACCAAATTGGAAAAAGCTGGAGTTGCAATTGATCAATACAATTTGTTTAAGAACCCCAACGAAAAAGGGCTAAAAGCAAATAATACTGATGTGCTTGTAAAAACAGAAGAAGCCAAAGGGGGCATTCAGAAATACAACGAAGTTCTACCTGGCTTAAAGCTTTTTAATGGGAACTCCAGTGGCGTTAAGACAGAGTCTTCTTCTGGGCAATCAAGCATTGTTAAGTATAACGAGGTATTGCCGGGTCTAAAGCTTTTCAATGGTAATTCATCGTCTGTTAATGGTGCGTCTCAGTCCGGTCAAAGCAGTATCATTTTATTTAATGGAACTAACCCAGTGCTGAAGCCATTTAAAGGCGATTCATCGAGCGTTAATAGCGAGTCATCAAAAGGGCAAAGCAGCATTCTGCTGTTCAATAGCAAAGATCCATTAATGAGATTATTTAACGGGGATGCAAGTGGAGTATCAGAAGCGTCACAAATTGGCGTCAATGCAGTTGCTGCATTCGGTGGCGATGCTACCATCACAAAAACATTCAGGATTAGTGCAGATGTTGATCCCGCTGTACAACGACTTTTGAACAGTGGCAATTTTGCACGAGGCACTCAAAACTTTACCGGTGGATTAGCAACTATTAACGACGCATCTGGCACTCGTTATCAAGAGGTCGTCACGCTACCAAATGGAGCAAAATTTGTGGCATATGGGCGAGACGTTACCTTACCACTTCCTCGACATACAAAAATTGAAACTGCCATGCAGTCCGCAAGAAACTACTCGATTCCACGTTTTGCTGGTGGCACCACAGACTTCGGAGGCGCTGCTAATAGAATAAACCAATTGAATCCGCAAACCTTTGTTACCAGCATTTCTAGTGGTAGCAATAGTCGTGTTGAGGATTTGCTAGCAAGACTGATCGAATTAACAACTTATCGGATTAGTAACCCGTCTGTTCCCGAAGGCAAGGTTGTTCTCGACAATGGGCGTGAAGTAGGACGGTGGCTATATCCAACAATAAATAAATTGAAAAACAGAGACACCATTATGAGTAATAGAAGTAGGGGGATTTTCTAAGTGGCAAATTTAATATTTGGAGATCATAAGATTGGCAGTTCCTCTCTTCAATTCAGTGCGGCCCGCGGCGTTTTTTCTGAAGTTGAGAATACAACCCAGCCTGTCGGTGCCGGAGACGGGGAAATGCTTATTAGAAGTCGATTGAAATCGAGAATCATTCCAGTGACTTATGATTTTGTGGCGCTATCTCGTCGTGAATTTGAACGACAGTTAGCGCCATTGCTTTATAGCTCGGGTGTTCAGAAGCTAATTATTGATGATCGCCCCGATGAGTTTTGGTATGCAAAAGTTGACGGCAAGATTGATATGGACCGGGCTTATTTTCTTGGCACTGGTACTATTAATTTTCTTGTCCCCGATGGCATTGCGCACTCTGTAGCCACGAAGACGGCTGACAACACGCCATACAAGGACGTGCCAGTGAACTTGTTGACAGGGACAAGTTATCAAGAGACAAGTGGAACAATTCCCGCCAATAATTGGAACGTCCCGAGTCAACGCCGATTTATTTCAGTAACTGCTGGTCAAAAGTTTACCTATCAAATTTTCATAACAAATGATAATACTATTGACTTAGTGGCTGTTGTTAGTGTTTATTCAGGGAACACATTGAAGGACCAGTATTCTGGCAACGTCATCAAGGCTGGCACTTCTGGCTGCTCATCTGTTACGTTCACGGTTCCTTCGGGAGTTGATAAGGTTAATATCTATGGTGCATCAGCAATTCTTAAAGCTCCTAGTTCAGATACAACAATACACTGGCAAGAAGAAAAGCTTGATCTAGGCACCTCTGCTTCTCCATGGTCTCCTAACCCAGCTGATCCTGAATACTATTCCGACACCATCACAGTTAACAATGGTGGCACTTATCCTGTCGAGCCGGTTATTACGGCAACTATGCACGCTGATAACGGGTTGATTGCCTTCATTAACAACCAAGGTGGTGTTCTTCAGTTTGGCAATCCAGAAGAAGCCGATGGCGTTGAGCGACAACGATCAGAGGTTGCTCGATATGAAGGCTTCGATAAAGAGCCAGCTGGTGCGGCTTATAACACTGGTAAAACTAACAGCAACTACTACTATATCAAGGCTCAAAAGAATGTCATGGAAGGCTCGGTTAAGTATGCCGATGACGATGGTTCCGCAGTTGAGCCAGTCTTTTTGCCAACCAATTCATACTATTGGGAAGGACCTTCCCTGCATCTTAAGACAACAAATGCATCTAATGGTAGCAATACTGGGAGCTTCATAGCTAAATGGCGCTACAAGTTTAATTCCAACGTAAGTGCCTTAGGTGCCATTGAGATGACACTCGATAATGATACGGGCGTGGCCTATCAGGTGATTATCAGGTCAAACTATGCTGGCAAAGATGATATTGATGTCCAAGTGTTTGCGGGATCAACATTAGTTTTCCAACAGACACTTAACCGCAGTGTTTTCGCAAATGGCCGTTATTATGAGGCCAAGCTAACAAAACTTGGTAATACGCTCAATCTGCAGCTTGCTGGTATTGTTCAAGGCGGTATTAAGCCATCTGAAGTCATTACCAGAAATCCACCACTGATAATGCCGCCAATCATGTTGACATCAGATGAAGCGTCGCTTCCAATCACGGGAGCGACGCTTTGGTTTCAGCGGTTTGAAAACTATCCATATCCCGATATGGGCGTTTATGACATGGATATTGAATGGCTTAACGTTGATTATTGGACTGATCTTAGTAATCGTTTTAGCGCTGGAGACGTTGCAACGATTGATGTTGCTAACCGTCAAATACTGGTTAATGGTGTGATTAATGCTGATCTTCAACTCATCGATAATGACTGGAAAAAATTCAGGCTGCTTCCGGGTGACACACAGATTTTGACTCAGCGTTCTTCTTGGGCACAGCCATATGAAGTAGAAGTAGCATTTAAGGAGGCGTTTTTGTAATGGCTGATTTTTATTTTACCGACAGAAAGTACAATCAGCTTGGCATTGCGTCAACTGATGAGCTTGCGTCTAGTTCAGTGATTGCTATTGATGATATTGGCGGTCAAGAAGGTGACTATCAGTCAGTTGATGGCGGCTACCGCTCCTACAGTGCAACGCTGCATTTTTCGCCAGATCAGTCGGCTCAAGTCAAAAAAATGACTAAACCCGGTAACTTCATTCTATACAAGGGCCGTGCTGGTGAGTCAGTTTGGACAACCATTCTGAGTTCCGAGCACGATCCACTAGCAGGCACAAATACGTTTGTGGCAGAGGACGCCAGCATTGATTTAATTAATGGCACCGTTGGTGCTTACGCGGCCTCGAGTGCCATGACAATCGCTCAGTATATTGAACTTTTTGCTGGTGATTCGGGATTTGTGATCGGCTACAACGAGATTCCGGATCTAACGCGGACTTTGAAATGGGATTCAGACGATTCATCTATTCTTGCCAGAATTCTGTCAGTTGCCACACAGTTCGGCGTAGAGCTAAGCTTCCGGTTTGAGGTCAGAGGCTTGTCCGTCATCGGAAAGTATATTGATATTAGGAAACACATCGGCGGTAACAAGGGCATTTATCTGCGTGTAGACACTGATCTTAATAAGGTTGTCACGACTAGTGATATTGCTGACTTGTGTACTGCTATTGCTGGTACCGGAGGTACACCAGAGGGCAGTAACGATCCTATCACGCTCAAGGGCTACCGCTGGACCGATCCCAACGGCCGTTATGTATTAGGCGGTGATGGCGTATTAAGAGACCCAGTAGCGCTTAGAACTTGGAGCCGCTTGCTATCTAACACTAATACCAATCCTGTTGACGCTCACATCACTCGCAACAAAACCTATGAAGCTACTACTCAAGCAACGCTTCTACAATCGGTTCTATCTGACTTGGAGAAGTTCAATCATCCAGCAGTAAACTACGAAGTTGACATTGCCAAGCTGCCTGATAATGTCAGCATTGGTGACACTGTTTATCTGGTTGATGAAGATGAACAGCTTTTTCTTTCTGCAAGAGTCCTAGAGCTTACCTATTCATACTCAAATGAATCAGGGACGGCAACGCTTGGAGATTATTTGATTCAAGCTAGTCAAGTAAGTGCCGAATATCGTGCTCTTGCTGAAACGCTGGCAAAACAGAATAAGGGACAAGATGGGAAAGATGGTATTGGCATACAATCGTCGATTGTGACCTATCAGGCTGGATCGTCTGGGGTGTCTGCTCCAACAGGGGCATGGTCTGATGCCGTACCGAATGTTGCAGCCAATCAATATCTGTGGTCACGAACGATCATCACCATGACTGATGGATCAACCAGTACAACTTACAGCGTTGGCAAAATGGGAGCCAATGGCGCTGATGGCATTGGGCTTAAATCATCAGCAGTTACCTACCAGATTGGCACCAACGGTACCACTGCTCCATCTGGTACTTGGAGTTCAACCATCCCGCCCGCATCACAAGGGACTTATTTGTGGTCGCGAACAGTAACGTTGTACACAGATGGGACACAGAACACGTCTTACAGCGTGGCCTATCAAGGCACCAATGGATCAAAAGGACCGCAAGGCGATCAAGGGCTGCCCGGTGCCAAGGGTGCCGATGGCCGTACTGCCTATGCCCACTTTGCTTACGCAAATAGCCAAGACGGCAAGACCGACTTTTCAACCACTGATTCTAACCGCACGTATATTGGCTTCTACAGCGACTTCTCATCCGGTGACAGCACCAATCCAAGTGATTATAGATGGTCACTGATCAAGGGTGCGGACGGCGCGGATGGTAAAGATGGGGTTCCGGGTAAAGCCGGTGCCGATGGCAAAACACCATACTTCCATATTGCATATGCTGACAGTAGTGATGGCAAAACAAACTTTTCGCTCGATACTCCAGGAGCTCGCAAGTACATTGGTAGTTATACAGATTTCACACAGGCCGATAGCACGAATCCAGCACTTTACTCTTGGCAACTAGTACAGGGGCCAAAGGGCGATACTGGTCCTCAAGGACCGCAAGGCCCTCAGGGCGTTCCCGGCAGCCAAAATGTGCCAATGACTTATGTGCAAACGGCAGCGCCTACTGGAACAATTGTAACGAATTCGTTGTGGTGGGTTGGTGCCACAATGAGCTCTGTAACTGCTTTGAAACGTTGGAATGGGTCTTCATGGATTCCCGAATCAATCGCTCAGGCGGTTCTGAATATCATTGAATTAAATGCCGTGACAATTAATAGCGCAATCATCAATTCTCCTAAGATTAATGTGCCTTTCACTCATGCTCCTATTGAAGGCGGCAACATATTGTCAACTGGCAAGCTGACTCTGAATGGTACTGCATACACCATTGATGGAACCATTGAAGATTCAAATGGTAAACCAAATGGTCAAAATTACCATACTGAGTTAAACCCTGATGGCTTACTGTCATATTTAACACAAACTGATGGCACAACGCAGATGAATGCTAGCAGAATCTCAATGGGTACTCTTGAGTTGACACACTTAGTTAGTGGACTGGGAACAAATGCAACCTATATCACAAGTAGCCTTAATGCAGAAAAAATTTATCAGTTGAATAACGTCTCAAACCCTTTGTGGAAAGGGGTTTCGCTTCTTGGCTGGTCTGGCGATGCTCAGTCTGTAACCCCTTCAAAGAAGATTACGGATTGTCTGAATGGCTGGAAACTAGTCTGGGGTGCATATTCAAACGGATCATTTACTGGCACGGGTATCAGCGAAAGCGAGATCTCAAAAACTAGTGTGCTTCAATACCCTGGGGCTGGACGAATATTGAGCATCATGAATTATGCCAATGCCAACTGTTCGAAGTACGTTTATGCATTCACCGACCACATTGCTGGTAACACGAAGAATTCGGATGGTGCTGCTGGCAATCTAGTGTTAGTTGGCGTTTATGAATATTAGGAGTGGTAGATATGAAAGTAAGACTTGATACACAAGCAGATGGCTTCATTTATGCATGGGGGACCGACTACACAAGCGATAATGTGGTTGATATAGACGAGAATGAACTCAAAAAGATTGTCGCAGGTGCTTCTAAGCTAGTTGATGACAAAATTGTTGTCGATCAGCAGCGAGTTACTGATCTTTATCCGGCTGATGCAATGCCAACACCGACACCTGAACAGCAGATGATCGCTGCACTGTATGCTCGCGTGACAAAGATTGAGGATGGTGGAAAAAATGAGTGACTTCGAATTTTGCAGTATGCTCCATTCTTGGGGGTGCCCGATAGAACAATACGTAGGCCAGCAAATAACTGAGGATCAATACAAGCAAATTACAGGCAATGACTATGTCGGTGGCAAAAGCTAGCGGCTATTTTTGTGGAAGGAAGTGATGACAATGCTAAATAAAATCAGAGATCACCCAACACACACAGCACTCGCCATTGGCATGGTTGCCATTGGCTTGTTTCTAATCATCAATGACCATTATTTCATCTGGCCCCCACATTATTCCGACTGGTTAAACGATGACATTGTGGGGTTTTTGTTTGTCATTGATGGGCTCGGGATTGGGGGTTGGGTGTTATGGGAAACACAGTTAGCGGTGACCAATCGTCTGTTGCTTACGACTACCAGCTTTTTGATGTCGTTCTTGACAATACTGCAATTCCTGACCTCAATCTCAACTGGAATTTACTCAAGTTGGATCAGCAATGCGATCATAACAGCCTTCGTGCTGATTCTGGCACGAAGGAGTGACAGCCGTGACAGCAGCGATAACTAAAATTATTGTCGATTCTACTCCATACATTGCAACCATTGTTTCAACGCTTATTGCTTATCTGACCTACCACGAGGGTAAACGGAAGAACAGGCATGATGAGCTTGAGGATATGAACGACAGATTACGCGCAGATAATGACCGTTTGAGACGTGAAAATGAGCGCCTCAGAAAGGAAAACAATCATGAATAATTGGACAAATCTTGTAGTATCACTTGCAGTAGCAGCAATCCCGATCATTGGGGCTTGGATCTCAAAACAATTGCTGGCTAACAAACAGGCGCTCACTTTGGTAAAGGTATTAGGCCCATTGGCAAATGCAGCGGTAACAGCGGCAGAACAGCTTGGTGTGACACAGGCGATTGACGGTGCGGTTAAGAAATCGACTGCCATTCAGGCTGTGAAAGACGGCTTAAAATCGCTTGGTTTCACCAGCACAGATGAGCAGACAATTGCCAATGCAGTTGAGAAAGCTTTTGCGGACTTGAAAGACAGCCTAGCAGAAACCTATCCGCAAAAGACAGTTGATCAGGAAGCATCTAATCAAGACAAGGTAGCTGCCGCAGCTCAGGCGGCCGCAGATGCAGTTAAGGCTCAGCTGGCACCATCATCTGTTGCTCCGCAGCAATAAGGAGGGCACCATGAAATTTAAAACTAAACTAATCACTTTGGTAGTCGCCTTCTTGGCGGCTATTTCTTTTGCCCTGCCATCGCAGGTCAATGCGGCCAAGGGTGATCAGGGCCCGGATTGGGCGAAGTATCAGGGAGCAAGTGGACGATATGGAACAGATCAAGACAAGTTCGTCATAGCTCAGATTGGCGGAACTTACGGTGGTACGTACATCGATCAGTGGACGTATGATAGCCAAATTGCTAGTGCCAAGGCGGCAGGAAAACGTGTGCATAGCTACATCTGGTATGGTGTTGGTGCAAGTAGCCAGTTGGGATTAGAAGCACTTGACCGTTATATGCCTCGTATCAAAGCACAGACGCCAAAGGGAAGCATCGTTGCTTTGGATTACGAAGATGGTGCTTCTGGGAATATGGCAGCTAATACGGATGCAATTTTAGCTGGTATGCGGCGCATTCATTCCGAAGGCTACACGCCCATGTATTACAGTTACAAGCCATATACATTGGCACACGTCGATTATCAGCGTATTCTGAAAGAATTTCCTAACAGCCTTTGGATTGCTGCTTACCGTGATTATCTACCAACTACCAAACCAGACTACGGTTATTTTCCGAGTATGGATGGGGTAGCTATTTGGCAGTACACGAGCGCATTTGGGCTGTCGCAAGGCCTCGATGGTAACATTGATCTGCTTGGTATCACTGATAATGGCTACTCGAGCCAACCAGAAACCCCGTCAGCACCTGTAACACCAGTGCCAAGCCAACCAGCGAAATCAAATGCAGCCAGTGATTCCGACTATGCGCAAACTGGTGTTTTCAAGCCTTCCACGACTGTTAACATCCGCACTGGTGCTGGTACAGGATACACGGCAGTTGGCAGCTATGTGCCGGGTGAGAGCCTTGTGTATGATCATGTGTATATTCGCGGTTCATACGTCTGGGCACGGTACCTCAGCTACTCCGGTCGGTATCATTATGTTGCCTTGGGCGTTAATGGTGGGGAGAGCTATGGCTCGCGTTCGTCTGGATATACTTCGCTGGTAAGCCACACGTATTATACAGTCCGCTCTGGTGACAGCTTCTGGAGTATTGCCAGTAATTATGGCATCAGTATGTACACGTTAGCCGCTAACAATGGTAAGTCAATCTACAGCCTGATCTACCCGGGCGAAAACCTGTATATCAAGTAATGGGTTGCCGTTGAAACCAAAAATTTTAAATAAGGTGAGTGCATATGTCTAAAAAAATTGATCAAGCACGAGTTATTGAGCAAAGTTATGTGAGACGTGACTTAATGAGAGCCGTTTCAGAGTTGCTGGATTCCGCTTCAGACAAGCATTCCACGAAAGAACTGATAGATGCCGTGTTCTCTGTTCAGTTTGCGACGATGGCATTGAAACATAAATCAGCCGTTTGCGGTCCTCCTGGTCTACGTGGCTGGGATGGAGAAGAATATTGATACACCCGATAACAAAAGGCCCTCTGCTCGCTAACGCGGGTGGAGGGCTTTTTTTGTTGCTTTGAAGTACAGGCATAATGCTGTAAAATAAGATACGTAAGCAACTAAAAATTTTAGCCAGCTTGTAAGACCTTGCCGTTCTGCCTCCTTTGCTCAGGGAGGCTTATTTTTGTGCACAAAATATGCACAAAATGTGGTTTCCTACTATTATATATGCGTTTGTTTTCGCACTTACTCTCCGTTGTCTTGCATTCGGATGTAGCTACATAAGAAGCCTCAAAACGCTGTTAATTCGGTGTTTTGAGGCTTTTTTGAACATCAAATAAAATTTGACTGTGCCTGATATGATTAGTAGCATGAGTGGGGATTTAAAGGATGGTTAAGACATCTGACCATCACAAAATCGTTAACCGACTTTAGTGACTATTTTTTACGAAAGGCTTGTAATTTTTAATAGCTTCCGCTAGTATAAATAGAGCAATAGACACCACACATGGAGGATTAGCTCAGTTGGGAGAGCGTCTGCCTTACAAGCAGAGGGTCACAGGTTCGAGCCCTGTATCCTCCATAATGAAAACACCTACCACTGCGGCAGGTGTTTTTCTTTGGGTCTACACTTTCTGGTGTTGAGAAATAATCAACACTGAACGTGTAGGCCCTTTTTGGATAACGCAAAAAGACACCTACTCAGTGTCCATGCTATGCTTGTTAGCGTCGAAACCAAAAGCAAGCGAGGTTATGAGTAAATGTCCCAATAC